CTTCAATATTTTCATAACAGGCATTTTCAAATTGCTCAGCTTTTTCACCAGTTGTTATCTTTAAATTGTACATGACGGACCACATAGCCTGGATATTTTCCATTCCAGTATAGTATTTATCTACAGCAGAACGTAGAGAATCATTATATTGCATATATGAACTATGTTCATCATAGTTTACGTGATCTACATGAGGAATATTTTGTGCATATTGACGCGCATCGTGATCACGGTGAGAGAGAAAATCTCTGTATAGAGATCCGTACTTGCGCCCAAGCCATATACAAAATAGGGCAATTATAACAAATATAAATCCACCAGCGATAAATGTTGGAATACCAATAATAAGAGCAATAATGGCAAGAATATATAAAAGCGTGGAACATGTTTTATATGTTTTTGCACTATGTTTCTTTCCGTTTATGTAAATGTTGTTTGTGTCAAAAGTAATTTCTTGTTTAGCCATGTGTTTTCTCCTTATAAATCACCATAAATTGCCATTAGTAGTATTTAAACCATAAAAAATTTTACGGTTTCTTAAATTTCATTATTGCTGCATTATTCTGGATCACTTGCCAGATCTGAAGAATCAGAAGAGGAAATCACTTCCCCAGAATCTGCGTTTACGAAGTCAACATGTACATTATCAATGGATGTTCCATCGAATGCATAATACATTCCAGACATCATATAAAGGCTCATGGCAGCTACTGTTTCGCTTAAGTCCGGTTCAGAATTAGTGGTTGTAATTGTGTAGCTGGTAAAATCTGAATTAGCGGTAACATCAGTAATGTTTGGGCAGTCTTCAGATCCAATCATTTCAGAAATAGAGCTATTAATACTGTCAGCACATTTTTCCATGAGCTGTTTGTGCTGTTTCTTTGTCATTACATAAGTTGCACTGCCATCATCGTTGAGCGTGACTTTATATCCACCTTCTTTGGCAGAGGCATCAAGTTCTTCCTGTGTCGTTTCTCCAACAAATTCAGCTGGAACTGTTACAGTAACATCAAACACGCCTTTATCAACATCGACATTGCCAATGGCAGCGATGTCAGATGATTCATCGGAAGCAGATGTGTCTTCCGTTTGCGTTACGGATTCTTCTTTTGGAGCAGATGCATTCTGTTGAGCAGCAGATCCGCAACCTGAAAACAAGAATGCTCCAACTAATAACAGTGCTACAATTTTTCTTTTCATAACAATTCTCCTATGTATTAAAAAATTACAGAATATATTGCGAAATAGTTCTTCCAATCTCAACAATATTGCTGGATCCAGTGAACTCAAATTTAACTTTTCCAAGGCTGCTGAAATAAAGTTCCAACTCACTATCAAGATCAATCACACCAGCTGTCTCAATAGAAAATGCCTGAATCTTTGAATATGGGAGAGTAGTGAAATCTTTTTTCTTTCCGGTCATACCCTGAACATTGACAGCGATTACCCTTTTGTTTGTAAAGATAACAAAATCTCTGATTGCCTGGTACTCACCGAGAAATTCTTCGCCTGGAACAAAAAGTGGCTTGATTAAGCTTTCGTTGTGGAATTTCTTTGTATTTTTCAGTTTGATAAAGCTTCCGTTTTTAAAATCGATCATAGTAAAAATCTCCTTTTGTAAAAATATTTATAAAATATCGTAGCAAATTACCATAAATTGTCATTGGTAGTAATAACAGTGTAAAATTTTTTATTCTTTTTTAAATACAGTCAAACCTGGGATAAAATAGATTATATAGTTGTCTACCGTGGTGTACACTCCATATTTATCCCTGTATGCGTTCAGTGCATCATTCAGAAATTCTTCTGTAACTTCCAAATATTCAGCTACTTCATAGGTGCTGCGGCATCCATAATGAAATGCTCTTACAATACCCATTAACCCGACCATTTCATTGTATGCCCACATTCTGGCACGAAACTCCTGCTTACGATTCTGAACATTTGTTTGATCTAAGATATCTCCAACAGAAGTGCAGTGGTGTCCCAGTTCTTCAGCTAGTACACAGGTCTTTTGTACGGTTGTTTCAATATCCTGCCGGATAGCAACTTTATTTCCTTTGATGCGTCCGTTATTGTATTTTAAAGGTTTCTCTTTTACGATTAGCCCAAGATCAGAGGCTTCCGCTAAAAGAATTTCATATGAATCCATTGGTTACCTCCTGTTCTGTCTAAAAGTTTTCGTCATCCATAATATCGTTATCAGAAGTGTCAGTGCCTTCTGGAATATCGATATCAGTACGTTCATGAGCTGCGTTAAGCATAAATTGTTTTTCTTGCATTTGATGAGAATATTTAAGTTTACCGAAATTCTTAAGCTCAGTTCCTGTTGAATAATTCCCACTTTGGATAAGATCCATGATGTAATCAAATACTTTTTGCAAGCCATTTAAATTTAACAATTCTAATTTTTTGATGATTTCAATAGTTGCAATGTATTCATTGGTTCCTTTTATTGTAGTTAGCATATTTGCAATATATAAAATTTCTGAATCACTGAAATTATTTCTGGAATCAAAATTTGCTTCTGGCACATCAAATCCCATAAGCCAAGCTTCATTTACCTGTAAGGCTTTCCCTAATACAAATAATTTATCTTGGTTTGGTTCAGTTTTACCAGAACAATATTGACTTATATCTGATTTATTCATTTTAACATTGTATTTTTGACAATAAGGCTCGGTCAATTTTAGTATATCTACTTGTCTCAAATTGCGCTCTACCATTATTTGTTTTAAGCGACTGGATGTGTTTTCTCTTTTCATTTAGAATACCCACCTTTCTAAAAAGTAATATAACATACATTATACAAAAGTTCAATAACAAAAACTTAAAAGTTCGACAAACTGAACTTTTGTATTGACAAAGGCGGCGAAAGCTGATATGCTGATAATGGTTCAAAAAATTGAACTTTTCTAATGGAAGGAGGATAGACATGCCGTTTGATTATAGTAGACTACGTGGTCGAATAATTGAGAAATTTAAAACACAATGCGAGTTTGCAAAAGCTATGAATTGGTCTGAACGAACTTTGTGTTTAAAAATGAGTGGTGTTCGAGCATGGAAACAAACTGATATATGTAAAGCAGTTCAATTATTAGAATTAGATACGGAAGATATACCAGTTTATTTTTTTAAATATAAAGTTCAAAATATTGAACAACCATATGGAGGAACAGAGAAATGAATGATTTATTAAAAGTCAACTATGACACAGAACAGCCGACGGTATCGGCAAGAGATTTACACGAAAAACTGAATATTCGAACTGCATTTAAGGATTGGTTCCCAAGAATGTGTGAATACGGATTTGAGGAAGGAAAAGACTTTTGCTCAAAAATGAGCGAAACCTCTTCAAAGGGTGGAAGACCATCAAAAGATGCAGATATTTCCATTGACATGGCAAAGCAGATCTGTATGATTCAGCGCTCAACAGAAGGGAAAATGATTCGTCAGTATTTTATTGATTTGGAAAAAGCGTGGAACACACCAGAGCAGATTATGGCTAGAGCATTAAAGATGGCAAACCAGTCCATTGATTCGTTAAAGGAAAGATGTGCTTTTTTGGGTGGACAAGTAGTGGAGCAGCAGAAAGTAATTAGTGAGTTACAACCGAAAGCAAACTATGTTGATACCATTTTACAGTCAAAATCGTTGGTACTGACAACTCAGATTGCAAAAGACTATGGAATGAGTGCCAGAAAGTTCAATCGTATTTTAAACGAATTGAAAATCCAGTACAAAGTTGGTGATCAGTGGGTGCTGTATTCCAAGTACCAAAGCAATGGGTATGTTCATAGCCGGACAATCAATATTATCAGATCGAACGGAATGCCGGATACAAAGATGCAGACTGAATGGACGCAGAAGGGAAGGTTGTTCTTGTACGATGAACTTAAAAAAGTTGGATATGTGCCATTGATTGAAAAGGCAGCATGATGAGCTGATCAGTGATCCAACAGAGAGGAATGTGTTGTAGAAGGGGGTGAGTAGAGGTGAAAAAATATATCGAAGCATTGTCTGGAATTACTTATCATGAATGGATTCGATTGAGAAATTCGGTTGATAGAAGTTTTGAATTTTCCAGAAAAGAGCTGGAAAAAAGTATCCAGCTCGATCTGGATATGACGGAAAAGATTATCCATTCACAATTTGGAGGTAAATCGGATTGATTCTCCAATCGTTACCTTTGTAGAAGATATGTACATAGTTAAGACCATAAAAACTATTAAGAATATCTTCTGGACATTTATCTGGAGCATATACAGGGGCGCCTTCATTCCACCAAAGATAAGGTGATTGACCAGATTCACCAATTTTACAGTCGGGATCGTCGTTTAAACGCACCCAGTTTCCAGCAAGACATGCATAGATTTCTAACATATTGAAGTTTCCTTTCTGCAGACTCAGGTGCTGTAACACCTTGTGAAAGCAGTATAAGAAAAATTGAGAGGTAATGCAATGCCGGGATATAATTTCAATCATTTTACCGGGAAAACAAAAAGTGGGAATACACGGAAGAATTGCAAGAAAAAGGAGCGAAAGACTAAAGCACATACTAATAAGTATGAGAAGTATAGCAACAGAAGAAGATCCAGCAGAGCAAGAAGGGAGTGAGTAGGGATGCAGATAAATTATGGTTCTTTCATAAGAGAACGGGCAATAAAAAATCTGCTATCAACGCAGGAGAAGATAGCAGAAACAGGAAATGCGAAAGCAATCATTATGTTGACCAAATTTATTTTAAATGTTTCTCACCAGTTCGATCAAGAATTGTTGGAGCTGGGGTTTGTAGTAGACAAGGAAAACCCCGAACACCCACCAGATAAAAGTGAGTAAAACATTGCATATTTTATAGCCGGAAGTTTTCGAGGAAATTCCAAGATATGAAAGCAATGTTTTAGGAAGAAAAAGAATCAAATCAATCCAGTACAGAGGATTAATGCTATCAAACATATTTTTTCGGAATACACCTTCTGCTTCTTCAAACATGTTTAACGCTGTGGAAGAAAAAGCAGGGCGTAAGCTTGGAAACATTGAAAATGCGCTTACAGTTGCGTTTGCTATCTGACGATTGCCAATACATTCAGATACAGGGATTTTTATATCTTTGATGTGAGCTTTTTCAAACAAAGATAGAACTTCTTGCCGATATAGATTCATATTATCGCGCTTTTGCTTCATAAATTCACAAAAATATTGATGTAATTTTTTGATTCGAAAGTAGTGAAGCAAATTTGAAAGAAACTTATATCCGACAATAAATAAAAAGATGATTAAAAAGCGCATATATTCACACTCCTTTTGGTTAATGCAAGGTGACAAAAGAGATTATATGAGATTTTTAACTGAAATGCAACTAGAGCAATCAATGGATTATTTATTCGCAACAGAAGAAGATCCAGTAGATGGAAAGGTATAGAGAGGAGGGGAGAACGATGGAAGAAATGAAAAAGGAAATGGAAGGTCTCAAACGTAAGACTTCCCATTTAAAAGAATTGATTGTGATAATGCTGATCAATATGATCTTTTTCTGCCTTGCCATTACAAAGCAAAATTGTACGATGCTGAATTACTACAGGCAAGCTGAGGAAATGAATCAAGAACTGGATCAGACTATTGCTGAGACGAATCTTCTTTTGGAAGACTTTTTTTCAAAGATTCAATAGTTTCGGCTTGAGATGAGTGTGATGTGTCTATTGAGGATAAAACATCAGAGCATATTTTTAAAAGACGATTTTGCTCTCTAAGCAGGTCATTTTGTTCCTGTTCAATTTCAATTCGTTTTTCTTCTGTTTTCGCTTCAGCAGCAGATTGTTGTAAATCAACAAATATACCCGAAAATTGAAGCAAAATTGGAAGAATAAAGGTTCCGAAAATCGTGACAAAAAGTTTGGTTGATATTTTAACACGGTTTTCACTAGCGGGTTTTACTAGACTTTCTGGGATTTGAAATTCTTTTATACTAGATTCATTTACTTCGACATAGTCGTCATCAAAATTAGATAACGATGCCGAATCTGATTTTGATGAAGTATTTGCCATTTCTTTGAGATAATTTGTTACGGCAGCAACTACCTGTGATGAAATTTCATGGTTCATGGAGAGTGCTAAATTTCCTATAGCCGCAGAAATACTACTGGATATAGATGATACTGCTACAGTACATAGGTGGTCAGCGTAAGTACTGAGAAAATTGGACATAACTTGAATCATGTGTGATCTTACTTCCTCTGCTGTTTTGGCAGTAAGATTAGCAATAATTTCCTGATTTGTACTTGGATTAGAAATTTTATCAATACCGTTGCAAGTTGTATTTAACTTTGAAAGTGCTAGATAGGTATTACTCAAAGAGTCGTTTTTCATAAAGTTCTCCTTCCTTGGTTGATTGATTTTGGCGTGAGCTTATATATCAATTATAGGAGAAAGAAACGAAAAAAGCAAATCAAAGAGCAACCAAACAACCCGAAAGCATATTTTGAGAGGAGGTGTAGAAATGGATGAACGAAAACAGCGGATGGAGGCAGAACTGGCGAAACTTGGCATTTATACGGTAGATGATCTGAACGAAGCAATTAAAAAAGAGAAACCGTTAGATCTGTCGTTGATGCTTGGAAAACTGGATACTGTTCAGAACGCAGGATAAATGACCGTGCTGGTTCACTGTCCTGTAGTGGGGCATCAACCTAACTCACGATCTCATACAACACAAATTTGACATTACAGACGGAATGATTCTCTTTTTTTATAAAAGCGATGCCCCACTATAGGGCAGTGAAAGAAAGATACGGACATTTATGAGATGTAAAAAAAAGAAACAGACAAAATGAGGAAAGAGGTGAAATACAAGTGAAATCAATAATTGCAAAAGTGATGATTGCCTGTGGCAGTCTGATCGCAGTCTTTGGGGGAATGGGATTAAATTCAGAAGGCGATGCAGGATTTATACTGGCATTCAAAATCACGGCTGTTGGTCTGACAATCGCCGGTGCAGGAATAATTTTGAACAAATTAAAAGAGCGTGAAACCTTCGACAATCACACGCTCTCACACTAATGACATAGGTAATAAAACCTATGTCTGGAGTATATCAGACGAGGAGTGAAAAGTAAATGGAAAAAGCAAAATTAAAGTACATCGAAGAACAGTGTAACCAGATGCTTACCGGGTTATACAGACTGAGACACATTGATGAAGATGAAGGTCGCTTACAACTTTGCACTGTCGTCATGGTAAGAAGCGGAATTGAAATTATCGCAGCAGCGTTAAAGCGACCAGTAAAAATTACGTGTGATAAAAACGTGTATTTAAAAGAAGTGACCTGCGCTGGAATACGTTTCAGCCAGATGGGATTTTATCCACGAATCAAATAAAATAATTAAATATTTTCCACCGTCCTGTAGTCGGACGCTTACAGCAACTCATTGACTACTACGACACATAAACAGATACGTTTGTCAGAATATTTCTCCATTAAATAAATTTTACATACACAACAAGCGTCCGACTGCAGGGCGGTGGAATCCTTTAGTCCGGCCAGGAAAATCCTGTCCGGACATTAAAAAACCTTTTTTCGGGACAAACCGGGTAAAACCGGCGTTCATACCAGTATAAGTATATTAACGTTAGAGGAATTGACATGTATAACCGGGACAGATGGATATTTTTAAATTCGATAGAAACTGAATATAAATTTGCCGGGAAGTATGGGGCAAAGGGTGAGAAGAGAGCAAAGAGGAAAAAGGCAACTCCGGAGCAGATGGCGAAACAGAATCAAATTAATAAAGAGAACCGGATCCGCCGGCTGATCAAAGCCAATTTCTATCCATCAGACCTGTGGGTGACATTGAAGTATCCAAAGGGAACCAGAAAATCATACGAAGAGGTCATGAAGGACATGGCACTATTTCTGCAGCGGCTTCGATATCGATACAAAAGGAATGACGAGATGTTGAAGTATATCTACCGGATAGAAATTGGAAAACGAGGAGGTATTCATGTACATATTCTGGTGAACCGAACAAAGTGTTCGAAAGGAACGGATATGCTGATCACAGATTGTTGGACGTTTGGATTCACACATTTCACTCCGATCAGGGAAGCTGGCGGATATAAAGATCTGGCCGAGTACATTGCAAAACCTGTTCCGGAAGAACAGCAGGATCACAAAGATGCGGAAAAGACAAAACCTTATCATACGTCCAGAAATCTGATAAGACCGAAACCGGAGAGAAAGACATACTTCCGGTGGACGATGAGAAAGATTCTGGAAGATGGACCAAAACCAACACCAGGGTTTTACATCGTAAAAGATTCTATCATTTCCGGAACAAATAAATACACTGGGATGTCGTATCTACGCTATATAGAACAAAGGATAAAAGAGGTGAAGCGAGAATGATGGAAGTGTCACTGTACATAGAGGTATCCAGCAAACGAATCAAACCCGGGAAAGCCAGCTTTTGTTATGTACTGGAATATGTCTCGCCTGCAGGTAATACTTACACCAGGTCAGAGATCGGATGTATGGAAGCTTCCGGAAAACGTCTGGTACTGTCAGCGGTGATCCGGGCACTGGGACACCTTAAACCTGGATGCAGTGTAGTGATCCACACAGATCTGCGTTATCTTGAGTCTGCCCTAATGCTTGGATGGTTGCAGGAATGGAAAACAGACGGATGGACAAGGTCTGATGGAAAAGAGATCAAAAATCGAGACCTGTGGGAGCAGATTGAGCAGCAGACGAAAATTCATAACCTGCAGGTGAAATATACATGTAAAAGTCCGTATACTGCCTGGATGCAAAATGAAATGAAAAAGACAAATCTTGAAATAGGGCAATACAAAGAAATCAAAGGACAGTAAAAGCCTGTCCGTAAGATAAAAATCAACGTTTGTGAGCATGGAGGAGAAAAAGAAACATGAATAAAGTTATTTTAATGGGGAGGTTGACCAGAGATCCGGACATCCGGTACACACAGCCGAACTCTGCACAGGAGCAGACCTGCATTGCACGTTATTCACTGGCGGTAGACCGTAGATTTCGCCGTGATGGTGACAGCCAGACTGCAGATTTTATCAGCTGTGTAGCATTTGGCCGTCAGGCAGAATTTGCAGAAAAATATTTGCGCAAAGGAACAAAGATTGCCCTCACAGGACGTATTCAGACTGGAAGTTATATCAATCGTGATAGACAGAAGGTATATACCACGGATGTAGTGGTGGAAGAGCAGGAATTTGCCGAAAGTAAGGCAGCAGGACAGACCGCACAGCAGAATCCGGCACCGATGGCCAGGGAGGATGGCTTCATGGAAATCCCGGACGGGCTGGAAGAGGAGCTGCCGTTTAGTTAATGAGTAAAAGCATCGTACAGAGGGAGAAAGAGTGCTATATCTGCAGATATCTGGCTGGCGAACAGGGATATTACGGAGAACTGCCATCTACAGGATTGCACAGACACCACATCATGTTCGGAACTGCGAATCGTAAGAAATCAGAGCATTATGGCCTATGGGTGTATCTATGTGTGGCACACCATGAATATGGACCAGATGCAGTTCATTCTAACCGAGACGTCCGAATCTTCCTGTGCCAGATCGGGCAGCAGGTATTCGAACAGAAATATTCCCATGAAAAGTACATGCAGGAGTTCGGCCGGGATTGGATGTGTGAAAAACCAACTGGTAAATGGAAACAGGAGAAAACAGAGCACAAAGAGGGCAGTATAGAGTTCCTTGATATTGATTTGGGAGAACTGCCATTTTGAGAAAGGGAGAACACGATGTTTAAAGAAGGACAGCGATACAAATTTTATGAAATCGGAGCATGGGGATCAAAAGAAAGAAAGTGGGTGAATGCAGTAGTTGAGCATATTCCGGAACACAAACGGTTTGTGCGGTTCCGGATGCATTTCATAAATTGCTTCGGGGAACATACAAACTATGTAGAATCATTCTCGATGAACGAACTGGAGCAACTTCAAAGAAAAGGAGAATTGGTGCAGAAATGATCAGATACGGTTTATCAATAAATGGAAAGGAACTGCTCAGTGGAATCGATATAAGAGAATTACAGGAACTATTGATGCTGGATGCCAGTGTCATAAAGGCAGCAGCCGCACAGGGATTACCAATTCAGCCGAAGCTTATGCTGGAAAGGATTGAAATGGAAAGTGATACGGATGCATTTATCAGAAAATACGGAAGAACGATTTACGAAGAGTGGAGCGAATTAAACAGGAGGTATGCAACATGGAAATGACTTTAATATCAGCGGATCAGATCTATTCACATCCGGATAATCCAAGAAAAGACCTTGGGGATATATCGGAGTTAACAGAATCAATTAAAAAGCAAGGTGTGTTGCAGAACCTTACGGTAATCCCGGGACACTGGATGGAATTTGAAGAATATAACCAGACAATCAACGAGTATCTGGAAAATCCAACAGAAGAGAACTTACAGAAAGTAGATTCTAAATTTTCCCCGGAAGGGTACACACTGCTGATCGGTCACAGACGGTTTGCAGCGGGCAAGGCAGCAGGACTTACAGAATTTCCATGTAAGATTGCAAAAGGATTAACCCATAGAGAGCAGGTCGGAATCATGCTGGAAGAAAATATGCAGAGAAATGACCTGTCTATCATGGAGCAGGCCCAGGGCTTTCAGATGATGCTTGATCTTGGCGATACGGAAGCTCAGATAGCTGAAAGAACCGGGTTTTCCAGGACAACAGTTCGGCACAGACTGCAGATTGCCAAACTGGATCAGAGCATTCTCAAAGAAAAGCAGGAAAGTGACAGCTTCCAGTTATCATTGAAAGATTTGTACGCTTTGGAACAGGTAGAAGATGTCCGGGAAAGAGACAAGATTTTAAAAGAGTCCAGCAATTCAAGTCAGCTGATCTGGAAAGTCAGCGAGTCGGTTAGAATTACAAATCGAAATAAAAGTGAGAAGAAATTAATAGCAATGCTGGAATCCAGAGGAGTGCAGAAAGCACCAAAGAAAGCCGAAAACGAGTACTATTCCGGAAAATGGGAAAGGGTGCGGGCGTATGGTCTTGATGATGAACTCCCACAAAAATTAAAACTGCCACAGAATGTGGAAAATTTATATTACCTGCGGATATATAGCAGCATATATGTCCTGAAAAAAGTACCGCAGAAGAAGGAAACCGAACAGGAGCGAAAAACGAAAGAGAGGGATCACAATAGAAAAGAAATCAAAGGCATTAATAAGGCATTATATAAGCGCATAAAAGATTTTGTGCGGGATATTACAGATGGAAAAATCTGTGTGAAAGATGATTCAGTTATTTTGGAAACAATCTGGAATCTTATGTTCGAGCTAGGCGCCTGTGTATATAAATCTGCTATATATGATTTCTATTGTGGAAAGTCACAGTATGAGTGTACAGATGAAGAACTGAATATGGCAGCAGAATATTTTGATAAACTGAGTACGCAAAAACAGATGCTGATTTACCTGTGGAATGGAACAGATTCATGCTTAGAGACTGCAGACTGGAGAGGACAGTACAACGAAGAAAAAGGCGGGAAACTTTTGCATGTATGCCAGTTTATGGAACAATATGGTTTTACATTGACGGAACAGGAATGGGAAGTAGCAGAAGGCAGATCAGATTTATATGAATTGCCGGAGGAATAACAGGGGGGACTAGCATGGAGGAAGACTACGGAAAAGAAGTAAGAGAATTTTACAATGTCTATCTGCCATTACAGAGAAGATACAATCTGCAGATGTATGCACATTTCAGTATATGGGAAGATGGGTGGATAAAGATATATAAAAAGACAGGCCGGCAGCAGAAACTGATCATAAAAACAGAGAGTGAATCAGATGCAGCATGTTACCGGATGGCAAGAGAACAGTTGAATAGTTGGGAGACAGCTCAGTTAAAAGAAGAAAAACAGGCAGGATAAGGAGAAAAGAGCAATGCATAAAAACAATATGGCTAAAATAACAGGAACAGTAATCACAGAACCACAGTATGATCATGAAACTGCAGGAGCATTATTTTACAGAACAATCCTAGCGACAAACCGCAAAAGCGGATACGCAGATGAAATTCCAGTAATTTTCCGAAAAGGAATGGTGGATGAAAACAAAATCTATTACGGAGCAAATATTTCGGTAGAAGGAAGCTTTTGCTCCGTAAACATGCCGGCTGGAGAAAAGCGAAAATTAATACTTTTTCTTTTTGCAGAACAGATCAGTGATGCTGCGCAGGAAGATGATAATTATATTTTCTTACATGGATTTAGCTGTAAAGAACCGGTTTACCGGGAAACACCGAGTGGACGCCAGATCACAGATCTTCTAGTGGCAGTGAACAGACCAGGTGGAAAAAGTGACTATATCCCTTGCATCTGCTGGGCTGGCAATGCACGGTATGCCAAAAATCTGGCAGTTGGCAGCAGGATTGAACTGACCGGAAGAATCCAGAGCCGGGAATATGTAAAAAAACTGGATGAAGAGCAGCAGGAGACCAGGGTACTTACGAAGTATCTGCAAGCAGAATCTACATGATAGAGGAAGGCGAGTGAAAATAAATGAAGCAATGCGACAGTATCAAGGAATGGATAGATATCAATGACAGACTTCCAGATCCGGAAGAATACGTGCTGGTGTCGTTTGAAAATTTTACACTTCCGGATATCGGAAGATATGAAACAGACAGTGATGGATCCGGAGCATTTTATCCGGGAGATGATGATGCAAGCTATGCATCACTTGGAATATTTGTAAATGCCTGGATGCCACTGCCGGAAGTATACAGGAGAGAGGAGTAATCATGCGAACAATAGTGGAGACGTCAAAAGGGTATGTGTTGATAGACACCTGCGATACAGCAGATCACGGTTTAGAGACGATGGTATTTCAGTGTACGGAAGATGGAGAGGTGCAAAGCTTGAGTGATCTGGATGCCAGACGATATGCAACAATTCCAGAAGCAATGAAAGGGCACTGGAACATGGTAGAAAAGTGGAGGAACAAATGATTATCAAATCTGTAAAATTAGAGAACTGGGCGAAGGACCAGAAGCGTGTAACGATTGGAAGAATCAGAAAAGAGTTTAACGTCAGCGAAGAAGTGGCGCAGGATTATTACAATTATCTAAAGAGCACAGGCATTGTTGGCAGAATGGGGTATGTGAAAGATGCCAAGTAAAGTAGTAAGTTATGAATGCTGTATATGCAAATGCCGATATACAGACTGGGAAGAAGCAAAGGAATGCGAAAAGATACATAAAATACCAGTTCTTGTTGCGGATCCAATCTATAAAAAATCTCCGTGTAAACGTGTAAGAGAGTATCCAGAAGCAGTGCTTGTAACTTTTAATGACGATGAAGTACTACCGTATTACAGAAGATAATGAGGTGGAATATGAAAAAGACTGATGAACAGCTGCAGCAGAAAGTAGCAGAGATCCGGCGGTTTATAAGCGGGGATTCCAGAGATGTGGCAATGAAGCCAATTCTAAAAACAGGAAAATCCATTATACATTGCAATAAAGGCAACCAACCGCATGAGTGGAAGTTTGAGAAATGGCAGGACTGGTGTTGTCCTGTGTGCGGATGGTTTGTAGGGCAAAGATACAATGCAACGCAGGATAAGCATCACGATCAGAGAAAATGTAATTATTGCAATGAGTGTGGTCAGAAATTGGATTGGAGTGATGTGAAATGAGATTAATTGATGCCGATGCTTTGATCTCAAAAATTTGGGAACTGCATAAAAAGACAGAGGAATCATATGACCTGTGCGTTGATGAGTTGAAAGAAGTGTATTGCGGTATTGTATCGATTATAGATTGAACAGCCGACAGCTTATGATACAGAGTGGTGGATTTCTGCCGATGATAGAGTACCGGAATCATCCGGCACTTACATAGTATGTTGCAAAGAACAGAAGCTGAAACATGTAACATTTGCAAAATTCTATAAAAAGCTAGGATACTGGGAATTAAAAGGCAGCAGGACATTCTGGAAAGTTACGCATTGGATGCCTTTGCCAGATGCACCAACTAATACACCAAATGATACATCAACTAAACAGTTGTACAAAGAGTTGAACTATTGTGACATTACTTGATTACCTTGCATCCATGGGTGGCAATCCTGAATGGAGCCTGTCATATCTTAGATGGCAGCAGCTAAGAGGTGAAATACAGATAAGTGGCAGCAGGGCAGAGCTGCAAGAGAATAAGGGAGGCGATGCCGTTGGAGAAGATGACAAAGGAAAGACTGAAAGCGTATCGGAGTAATAAAGCGGAGATATTGGAACTGGATTATACTCTGCAGAACCGCTGGAAGTCAGATACGATGATCGGGAATGATGTGATTTTTGATTACAGCAAAGGTTATCCGATGCCGCAGTGTGTGGTTGGGTTTGACCAGGAGAAGTACGAGCGGTTGCAGGACCGTGATCTGAAGCGGAAGAAAGCTCTGGAGCAGGAGTGTAAGGAAGTAGAGCAGTTCGTGGATGCGATACCGGACAGTCTGGCACACCGCATCTTCCGGAAACTGTTTATCGATGGCAGAAAGCCGGTGACCCAGGAGCAGGTTGCCAAGAGTGTACATCTGGATCGGAGCAGTATAAGCAAAATAGTTGACCGGTATTTGAAAGATTCACACAATTCACAAAATGCACAGTTATAATAATACTTGAGCCAAAGGCGGAAACCGGCGGCTCGATTTCTCCCCTATGAGAATAAACCTACTTAAAAGGCATTCGGAAACGGATGTCTTTTTCATTTGCATAATAGTTCGAAATGGAATATTATAAAAATAGGTTTATTTATCTACAAGGGAGGAAAAACGCATGGCATTTGAAAATGGAACCAATATGTATGATTATTGTTGGAGGTTATTTGAAAAATATAAAGAGGATAAAAATATATTTTTAAAAGCATTACAGGTTATTTCAATATTCCAGCAAAGAAAGGATTATCCTTATTGTACAATGGAATTATCTAATGCTTGTGAAAAAATTTTAGGGTACAATTTGGATGAATTGACAGAGGGATTATGGAAATATTGTGTTCGTTTATCAGACCAGATGGAATGGGATCCGGAAAATACAATAGAAGATGAAAAACATGTAAATGGAAATTTGTTGGAAGGCATGTCTAAAGAAGATGGGAAAAGATTAGCTGATGATTTTAAAAATGAGATGGAAGTATTTTTTATTACACTTTCACCATTGTTCGAAAGTTTATTCGATGGAGAAGCAGAATTTTCTGGAATAGATAAAATTGCAAAAAAGCAAACCTATGGCGATAAGAAGACTATTCGTTTTATTCGGAAAGACGGAGAAACATTTGATTTTTCTGCAAATGACAGAGAAATAGATTCTATCATAGACGTACTCACACATATGAAATCGTGAGGTGCATAAAATGAATAGTAGTGAAATCTGTAGTATAAGCGATTATCGTGATAAAAAAGGTGGGTTATCAAAAAGTCATGGTATAGTTCAAAAAGTAGTAAAGGATCAGAAAATGGACGATTTATTAAAAACTTATATTGAAAAAGTGGATAAAGACCAAATGGCTTTGCGTGAAGAAATGCGTGAACGTGAGCAACGAACGGAAAAAAGGATTGACGATTCTGAGCATCGAATGGAAGCAAAAATAAGCCGAATAGAAGAGATGATAAATTCTCAAAATGAGAAAATGGATACTTTAAAGGAAACCATTAATGTAAAAATGGAGGAGGAGAAAAAATATCGACATTCTAATACAATTGCAATTATAAGTGGTGTAGTTGCAACTGTATTGGCAATGGTTGGAATATATTATGCAACCATATCTACAATTACAAGTATTATGGGATTAGTTAAGTAAAGGAAAAGAAGATAATATTAGGAGATTAGTAAGTGATTTTGAAAGAAAACTTATGGCATAATGTTATGCAAATAGTTTTAAAACTAGTAAACGTATGCTGGCAATATATAGTAGGAATGCCATTGAAGGGAAAAATAGCCCTGACAATATATATTGTCATTGTAGTAACATTAATTTTTGATGCAAAAAGGAAGTCTGTAGAAACATTTATTTGGCATCCTCGAAAAAAAGATTATAAGGATTTAAAAATATATTGCTTGCAAACCATAGGAGTGAATGAAGACGTTTTGTTGATAAAATCAAAACATAATTTATATCATATTAAAATATATGAAGGGTTGGTGATTAAAGGGCGTAGAATCATAGCAGAGAATAAGAAAACGACAGAATTAATAAAAATTTTGACACCAGGAGAAGGCCTTATGCTTGACTTGGCTATACCAGAGGGAATGCCACAAGTAAAGATTACTTTTGAGAATGAAGCATATATGAAATCAGAATTGATTATTCATTATGATGGTAGGATAGGGAATGAGGTTGAAGTATGCACTTATAGATTGACATTGAAATCGATATTATATTTTGCAACACTTGGCTTGGTTAGATATAGGGAAAAATAGTTATTGGCACCCTTTACGGGGTGCTTTTCTTTATGCAACAAAACCGACGAATGAGAGGTGAAGGTACATGGCAAGAGCACCAGATCCGCGAATCGAAAAGGCAAAAGTCATGTATCTGGAAGGTGTGAAATTAGTTGAGATTGCAAGTCAACTAAATTTACCGGAAGGGACGGTTCGGCGATGGAAGTGTACTCATAAATGGGATAGCGAACGTTCGGATAAGAAAAGCGAGCGTTCGAATAGAAAGAAAGGCGGGCAGCCTGGTAACAAAAATGGAAAAGGTGGTCCGCCGGGAAATAAAAAGGCAGAGAAGCACGGATTCTTTTCAAAATATCTTCCGGAAGAAACACTATCCATTATTCAGGAGATGCCGGAGAATCCATTGGATGTCCTCTGGGATCAGATTCAGATTGCTTATGCTGCTATTATCAGGGCGCAGCAGATCATGTATGTGCGTGATCAGGAAGATGTGACAACAACAAAGATAGCAGAAAGCGAAGGAAATGTATGCTCTGAGAAATGGGAAGTGCAGCAGGCCTGGGATAAACAAGCAAATTTTTTATCTGCTCAGGCCAGAGCGCAGAAAACTCTGGAGGGAATGATCAACCGGTACGAGGATCTATTACATAAGAACTGGGATATGGCAACCGAGGAGCAGAAAGCAAGAGTTGAACAGATTACTGCAAAGACAGAACTACTCAAAGCAAAAGCGCAGCTTGATGATGATACAGAAGTAGTAGACGATGGATTCCTTGAAGCATTAAAGGGAACAGCGGCAGAGGATTGGTCAGATGCGGAAGATTAAACAGTTTTTCAAATTCCAGCCATTTTCCAAGAAGCAACGTAAAGTACTGAACTGGTGGACGGAGGATTCACCGGTAAAGGATTCTGATGGCATTATAGCAGACGGAGCGATCAGATCCGGTAAAACAGTGAGTATGTCGTTATCATTTGTGCTGTGGGCGATGTGCAGCTTTAACGGCCAGAATTTTGCTATGTGCGGAAAAACAATCGGTTCGTTCCGTAGAAATGTATTGTTTTGGCTAAAATTGATGCTTCGTTCTAGAGGATATCGCGTAATGGATCACCGAGCAGATAATCTAGTGGTTATCTCAAGGGGCAGTGTAGAAAATTATTTTTATATATTTGGTGGAAAAGATGAACGATCACAGGATCTCATCCAGGGAATTACTCTGGCTGGGGTCTTTTTTGATGAAGTGGCATTGATGCCGGAGTCATTTGTGAATCAGGCGACTGGTCGATGCTCTGTGGATGGATCCAAGTATTGGTTCAACTGCAATCCAGATGGTCCATATCACTGGTTCAAACAGAACTGGATAGATAAACGTAAAGAAAAGCATCTATTGTATCTGCATTTTACAATGGATGACAACTTGAGCCTGTCAGAAAAGGTGAAAGCCAGATACCGCAGCATGTACACCGGGGTATTTTACAGACGTTATATTCTTGGACTGTGGGCGATGGCTGAGGGCATCATCTATGACATGTTCATTGAAGAACGTCATGTGGCAGATCCGGAAACATTCAGTGATTCATTACTTGATGGCAACAGATATGTCAGCTGTGATTACGGTACCCAAAATGCAACGGTGTTTCTACTTTGGAATCAGGGAACAGACGGTATCTGGTATTGTACACGGGAATATTACTATTCCGGACGTGAAGAAGGTCAGCAGAAGACCGATGCAGAATACGCAGATGATCTGGAAAGCTGGCTGTCTGGGACAGATATCAATGCTGTGATCGTAGATCCGGCAGCAGCATCATTTATTGCTGAATTAACAAAACGCGGCTACAGGGTAATAAAAGCCAAGAATGATGTGGCAGATGGTATCCGTTTGGTAGCAACAAAACTGAACTTGCTGAAAATAGTATTTTCAAACATTTGTCAGAACACGATCAAAGAATTTGCTTCTTATATTTGGGATGCAAAGGCAGCAGAACACGGTGAGGACAAGCCGGTGAAACAGTATGATCATGCCATGGATGCAGTGAGATATTTTGTATATACAATCCTGGGTGAACGTCCACGGTTGAATCGAAAGATAAAAGGAGGCATATAGCGTGAGATATAGATTGGCAGCAGAAAAAAGGCTGACAGATGATAAATTGATGGAATTTATCCGAAAACACGATGCAGAATGCGCATTCCGATTGCAGAAGCTTTGGGATGCATACATGACAGATTATCCGATTTTTCACGAAAAGGAAAAACCTGCGTGGAAGCCGGACAACCGAATTGCTGTCAATTTTGCAAAATACATCGTCGATACGATGAACGGATTTTTCCTTGGAAACCCTATCAAGATTTCGGTGGATGGAGAAGCAGACAATATAAAAAAATATGTGGAATTTCTTGACCAGTACAATGATCAGGATGATAACAACGCGGAATTGTCAAAATTATGCAGCATATTTGGAAATGGATATGAAATGTATTATGTGGATCCGATCGGAAACGTTGGCATTACATATCTCTCCCCTATAGATGGATTTATGATCTATGATGATTCGGTATTGCAGCGCGAACGGTATTTCGTGAGACTGTATATCGATGATGATCAGGTATTGCATGGAAGTGTAGCAGATGATGAGAATGTACGATGGTTTACCATAAAAGGAAAACTTGTGTGGGATGAGGATGAAAAGAAGCATGGGTTTGAGGGAGTGCCAGCGACAGAGTATGTAGAAAACCGGGAGCGGATAGGAATCTTCGAACCAGTCTTGACCATGATCAATGCTTACAACAAGGCAATCAGTGAAAAAGCCAATGATGTGGACTATTTTGCAGATGCCTATTTGAAAGTTTTGGGAGCGTATCTTGATAAGGATGATGTAAAGTCTATCAGGGATGACAGGATCATCAATTTTGATGGAGAGGCTGACAAGTTGAATGTGGATTTCCTGCAGAAGCCGGATGGCGATACGACACAGGAGCATCTGATTGACCGACTGGAAAAACTGATTTTCCATATCAGTATGGTTGCTAATATTTCAGATGAAAATTTCGGGACAAGTTCCGGGATTGCCATGAAATACAAGTTGCAGGCGATGCACAATCTTGAGAAGACAAAAGAGCGAAAATTTACTTCTGGAATGAACCGGCGCTATCGTCTGATCTTTTCAAATCCAGTTTCCGGTATGAAAAATGAAGACTGGGTGAAGTTACATTACAAATTCACACCGAATATTCCGGCGAATGTGCTGGAAGAGACGGAGATTGCCGGCAATCTAGATGGAATTGTATCACAGGAAACTCAGCTTGGTACATTGTCTATTGTGGATAATGTGCAGGCGGAGATAGATAAGCTTGAGGAAGAGCAGAAAAAGAATCAGGATGATGCTATTATGAGAGGATTGTTCGGAGGTGCAGCAGGTGACATCACAGGAGTATTGGAAAAAGAGGGAGTCGGCTCAGCGAAAGCATAACATCACTGAGGAGAAGGAATATCAAAAACGCATTCAGAAAATCTTCCAAAACATGCAGGATGAGATCACGAAAGAAATCAACGGCTTTTATGTGAAGTATGCCAGAAAAGAGGGAATCACTTTGGCAGAAGCAAAAAAGAAAGTGTCTCAGCTTGATATTGAAGAGTATGCACGAAAAGCTGCAAAGTATGTGAAGGAGAAAGATTTTTCCAAGCAGGCAAATGAGGAGATGCGCCTGTACAATGCCACAATGAAAATAAACCGATTGGAACTGCTGAAAGCAAACATTGGTCTGGAAATGGTATCTGGATTTGATGAACTTCAGCAGTTTTTTGATGAAACGCTTACAAAGCGGGCAATGGATGAGTTTCAGCGGCAGGCTGGAATACTTGGAGTAACGATTCAGGATAATGCAAAAGCAGCAGATGCGCTTGTAAATGCATCATTTCAGAATGCTACATTTTCGGACCGTGTCTGGATGTATCAGGACATGTTGAAAGCAGAATTGGCAAACTTGTTGCAGACAGGATTGATCAGAGGTCAGCATCCAAGGAAACTTGCTACCCATTTGAAAAAACGGTTTGGTGTCAGTCAATACAATGCAGAAAGATTAATGATCACGGAGTTAGCCAGAGTGCAGACGGAAGCACAAAAGCTGGCGTTTGAAAGAACTGATTATGAAGAATATCAGTTTCATGCACTTGGAACTGCCTGCGGTGCCTGCCGTGCGCTGGATCAGAAACATTTTCTGGTAAAAGATATGATGCCGGGAGAGAATGCACCGCCGATGCATCCGCATTGCCGATGTTCTACAAGTGCTTACATGGATAGATCGGCATTTGATAAGTGGCTGGAAGAACAGAAAAGTAGACTTACGTTAAATGAAAAGGCAGCAGTTGTACGATATATAAGTCCGGATTCATATTCACTCAATGATAAGTTGCGAAGAAACGCCAATTCAGAATTGACAGATATTGAAAGAGAATGGATCAAGAATCTGGATGCGGCACTTGAAAAACTACCAAGTTACAAAGGAAATTTAAATCGTTCCGTAACATTTTTATTTGAAGAGGATGTACAGAAATACTTTGATGAATTTGAGGTAGGAAAAGAGTATATTCCAAAACAATACTTGTCAACGACCAAAAGAGATGTATATAATGAGGATGCACAGGTACAGATTTATATCCAAAATGCGAAAAATGGGAAAGATTTTAGAGGGCTAAATGATATGGAAAATGAAGTGCTTTATCCATACATGACAAAATTTAAGGTAATTAACAAAATCAAAGAGGATGAAAGATTTTACATACTTTTGGAGGAATTGGAATAATGGCATTAACAGCACGAGAGTGGTTGTTGCTTTCAGAGGATGAGCAACAGCGTAGAAAAAATGAATTATCCCCTCATGAATGTTACTTACTGCGGACAAATCTGGAGTATATACATTTTTCAGAAGAGGAAAAGAAAAATATGTCACCTGAGAAAAGGGAGGCATTTCTTCATCCAAAAGAGCGTACAGAGGAAGAAAAAGAAGCATTCAATCAGAAATGTAAGGAAATTTTTAAGCGCATGTCAGAAGAGGCAAAACACAGATCATAGATACCACTGATCAGAAATGACCGGTGGTATTTTTATACTCATTTTTAAGAAAGGAAGAGGTAAGGAACATGAGATTTGACGAAGCATTTAAAGCAATGAAGCAGGGAAGTAAGGTAAAACTCCCATCTTGGGGTGGTTATTGGTTCTGGTCTAAAGAGAAGCAGACCATTATTATTCACACAAAAGACGGCGAAGAGCTGGATATCAGAGAGACACAAATTCCAGATTATACGTTTGGAAATATCTGCTCTGATGAGTGGGTGCTGGCAGATGGAGAGAATTGTCCTGAACTTGGAGGCGAAGCTACGTTTTCATTCGGAGAAGCTGTTAAGTATTTGAAACGAGGAATGAAAGTGACACGTAAAGGTTGGAATGGAAAGGAACAGTATATCCAACTTGCAACTGAAATTTCATATAAAACAGCAGAAGGAAATGTAGTAAATTGTGAACATAATGCTATCGGGAACAAAGCTATCGCTTTTGTCGGAACTTCTGGTGTTCAGATGGGATGGTTAGCGTCACAGGCAGATATGTTGGCAGATGATTGGAAATTTGCAGAGTAGAAAGGTGGCGATCCAGAATATCTCCCACCGGCAGGGAATGACCGGAACGACAGGAGGCGGTGCATTTGATTGAAGTGAACGTCCGTGACGATGGTGTGACAATATCAGGACATGCGGGATATGCGGCATTTGGATATGATATTGTTTGCGCCGGCGCAACGGCATTGGCACAGACATTAATCAAATCTGTGGAAGATCTGACAGAAGATGAAATAAAATACGATATCAGTCCCGGATGGGTTGATATAAAATATGGGAATTTATCAGAAAAATCAAAAACTCTGGTAGATTCCTTTTTCATTGGCATTCAGTTGATTGTTGATGAATTTCCGGAGAATATCCGGATTGTGTAACCGATGTGACCGGAATGTCGTAAAACTATGGTTCGACGCAATGACCTGGGCTTAAATGAATGGGTTGGGGCAGAAAGAGGTAACTTATGAAATTTATGAATATGCATTGGAGAGTTCCAATGAGTAATCTGCAGTTATTTGCAGGCGGTGACGGAGATGACAGCGGATCCGGAGATGGAGACGGTGGTGGAGCTGGCACAGGTTCTGGAGATAACGGCGCATTATCCTTTGATGATTTTTTAAAAGGTGAGGGAAACCAGGCAGAGTTTGACCGCAGAGTACAGAAAGCAGTCAATACAGCAGTGACCAAAGCACAGGAAAAGTGGGAGGCACTGACCAACGATCAGCTGTCAGAAGCGGAAAAACTGGCTAAGATGACAAAAGAGGAAAAGGCACAGTACCAGAATAAGAAACTGGAAAAGGAACTGGCTGATCTGAAACGACAGAATGCAATCACGGAGATGGCAAAGACAGCGCGGAAGATGCTGGCTGACGAAGAAATCAATATCCCGGATGAACTTCTGGGACATCTGGTATCTGAAAATGCAGAGGATACCAAAACAGCCGTTGAAGCCTTTGCGAAGATGTACAAGGCAGCAGTGCAGGCGGCAGTGAAAGATGCACTGAAAGGAAATCCACCAAAGGCAGGAAGTGGTGGAAAAGGAAACATGACAAAAGATCAGATTCTGGCAATCACAAATCCTGCGGAGAGACAGCGTTTGATTGCAGAGAATATGGAGTTATTTCAGTAAAGGAGATACAGAGAATGCATAATATTGAAAAATTAGGACTGCAGGTGTTTGCGGCACCAGCAGGTTTAACAGGACAGGACCAGATTCAGGTAAGAGCCAGAGAGATTGACTTTGTCACATCTTTTGGTAAGAATCTGCAGGCATTACTGGATATTCTGGGAATCACCAGAATGATTCGCAAAGAGAACGGATCCGTATTAAAGACAAAGAAAGTAAAAGGTACCTTACAGTCTGGTGACGTTCCGGAAGGTGATGAGATCCCGTTATCTCAGTACACGGTAGAGGAGCAGAACTTCGATACCATTAAAATCGAGAAATACCGTAAAAGTGTTTCTCTTGAAGCAATCGCAGAGAGAGGCTATGATGCGGCGGTACAGTCCACAGATGAGGAATTTAAATCTGATCTGACCAATGTAGTATCCGACAGATTCTATGCACAGTTAAAAGCGGGTTCCCTTGTTGACCATGAATCTACATGGCAGATGGCTTTTGCGATGGCAATCGGTAAGGTTGTAAATAAGTTTCAGGAAATGAAACGTACAGCAACCGGTGTCGCTGTGTGGGTAAATACTCTGGATGTATACAAGTACCTTGGCGCAGCAGATATCACCGTGCAGACAGCATTTGGCTTTAAATACATGAAAAACTTCATGGGAGCAGATGTTGTGTTTATGACATCGCAGATTCCGGAAGGTGTGGTTATTGCAACTCCACTCAACAACATGGTTGTATATTATGTTGATCCAGGTGATTCTGAGTTTGTAAAAGCTGGTCTGCAGTATACCACAGATCCCACAACCGGATTCATCGGATTCCATGTACAGGGTACTTATGAAAGAGCTATTTCGGACATGTTCGCTATTATGGGGCTGCGTCTGTTTTGCGAATATCTGGATGCGATTGCTTATATTTCTGTTGGTGACTCAGACACTCAGACTCTTGGAACCCTAAATGTGACATCTGCAGCAGGTTCAGAGACAGGTAAAACGAAACTTACCGTAAAAGAGCAGATTATGTCTCCGAAAAACTGCTGGAAGTACAAAGATGCAGCAGCGGCAACTTCTGTGACTTATGGCATGGATGTGAAAGGCTGGTCTAAATGGGATGGTGAATCCGAGATTGTGTCAACAGCAGCTCATCACATTACTTTAGTTGAGTGTGATCAGAACTATAAGGCAGTTCGTTCCGGAGATGTTACCGTTACTGTAAATGCAGGAGCGTAGGAGGCTGCCAATGTATAAAGTAATCAAATATTTTACAGATCTGCATGATGCGGATCATGAGTACCATCCGGGGGATATATTTCCCCGAAAAGGTGTAAAAGTAACAAATGCGAGAATTGAAGAACTTGCCGGAGAGAAAAACAAACAGGGTGTGCCGCTAATCGAGAAAGTGGACGAATCTGCCGGAAAGTAATGAGGTGGAGATATGCTGGAAGGATCGAAGACAGATTTAAAAATCTTGCTTGGAATAAGTGAAGATGATGAATCACAGGACGCTAAGTTACTTTTAATTCTGAAAGCGACCAAAAAGCGTTTGAAATATCTGCTTGGCGGAATAGAACCACCAGAAGAGATGAATTACATTGTCTTGGATGTATCAGTTATTCGATTTAATAAAATCGGATCAGAAGGGCTTTCTTCCCATACTGTAGAGGGAGAGAGCCAGTCCTGGTCCTCAAACGATTTTGCCGGGTATATGGATGACATTCAGGCATATCTGGATAGCCAGAAAGAGGCTACGAAAGGGCGGGTGAAATTCCTGTGAGATACGATACACCGATTTATTTCCAGAAGATCACACCCGGAGAATATAACGATACAACTGGAAACTATGCAGTGGATTCCATAGAGGAAACACTGCGTTATGCATCTGTCATGGATACAGGGATGCAAATGCTGACACTGGTATATGGAAAAATTCGACAGGAAAGTTTGACCATCCATTTGCAAAATCAGTATCAGGATTCATTCGACCGTATCCGGATTGCGGACAAGTTATACCAGGTGGATTCTGTAAGAAATCTGCGGGTAAAGCAATGCATGGTTATAAGTGAGGTGCAGACATGAAGTTGACAATGACGGGAACAAATGAATTAAGAAAAAAACTGCAACAGAATAGTAAGCTGGATGCGGTGAAACGTGTTGTAAAGATGAACGGTGCGGAACTGCAGACTAAGGCACAGCGCAATGCTCCGGTAGATACCGGCACATTGAAACGTAGCATTTCATTGGAACTTCGTGACGGTGGTCTGACGGCAGAAAGCGAAGCAACGGCAGAATATGCACCTTATGTGGAGTGGGGCACCAGATTCATGAATGCACAACCGTTTATGCGCCCTGCTTATTATGCGCAGAAAGAACAGTTTAAGCATGATCTGAGCAAGATTGTAAAGTGAGGGATAAGATGGATCCGCAGCAGGAATTATTCAGTGCACTATTGGTTGAACTGAAAAAAAAGTATAAGGATACGGATACCGGTGTGTATGATACATTTCTGCCGCCGGAAGGAACATCGTATCCGTTTGTATATCTGGGAGATAGTGAACAGAATACAAAAAAGACAAAATCAAACCGGATTGGAAGCTGCCAGCAGATAATCAATGTCTGGCACAGCAATCCAAGACAGCGTGGAACGGTATCGGGGTTGCTGTCTGAAATAACCAGTATTTGTAAAAAGCTGGAACATACCGCGCATTATTCCTGGATGCTGAAAAATGTGACACAGAGGATTGTGCCGGATACAACGACAAAACAGCCACTTCTGCATGGAATATTGGAAGTGGAATTCTGGTTTAGTTAGGAGGAACAAAATGAGAGTAAGAGAATTACAGGGACTGCAGTTATTTGCGGAAGCCGTACAGGGTAAAAAAATCGTGTACTTGTTCCGCATCAAATCAAAAGCTGCAAGCAATGATGCAAAAACGATTGCATTTACAACGGAAAACGGAAGAACCAAGAGTAAAGATGCGGATTCCACCATGACAAAGGATGGACCAATCCGTACACCTGGTACTACGGAGACAGAGATCACCGTATCATCCATCCTTGCCAAAGGGGATGAACTGATCGATGAACTGGAAGATGCAATGGACAATGATGAACTGATGGAAGTATGGGAAGCAAATCTTGCGGAAGCTTCTTCCGGATCTAATAAGTTCAAAGGCATGTATTTCCAGGGATATCTGACCAGTTTTGAGAAGACATCTCCTGCAGATGATTTTGTGGAATTATCACTGACCTTTGGTCTGAATGGCGCGGGAAAACGCGGAGATGTAACCGTGACTGCAGAGCAGCAGGAAGCGGCGGAGTATGTGTTTGCAGATACTCAGAAAACTGGAGCGTAAAAGTTGATATAGGGAGAGCGGCATAGGCTGCTCTCTTTTTTTGAATGAGGAGGAAAATCACATGGTTTTAAATATCAATGGAAACGATTATGAGATTCATTTCGGGATTGGATTTGTAAGAAAACTGGATGAAAAATATTTTGTAACAAGCCAGTCTGGTGTTAAGTTTGGAACTGGTCTGGAAACAAAGGTACCGATGCTTCTGGATAACGATGCAGTAACATTAGCTGAATTTCTGTATGAGGGAACCTGTGCAGAAAAGAAACGTCCGACGTTGAAAGAAGTGGATGCGTACATTGATCAGGTGGACGACATCGATGCTCTGTATGAAGAGGTAATTGATGAGTTAAAAAAGCACAACGCAACGAAGGCGAAGATGGCGCAGATGCAGAAGCTGATGGATGCGGCGAACAAGAAATAACATCTTCACTGGAAACTTACGACAATATTGTCCTGAACAGTCTACGCTATCTTGGAATACATGATTTTACTGAGATTGATCGTATGACAATGTATGAATACTGCGTGCGAATGAAAGCACACAGACTACAGCAGGTAGACCATGAATATATGTTGCATTTACTGGCATGGCAGAGCTGGGATGTGCAGGCCATGAAAAAGCAGGGCAGAAAGCGAGTTCCGGTATATAAAAATTTCAGCCAGTTCTTTGATTACGATGAAAAAGTGGAAGAAGCGATGACGGGAAAACCGGTAAAGCACCATGGAATTGGCAAACGTCTGATGCAGGCGGCAAGAATACAGAAAGAAAGGAGGAAAAAGGATGGAAAGCTATAGTGTACAGGCGGTCTTGAGCGTGGCTGATCAGGGATTTACCACAAAAATGAATGCAGCGGCAAAGTCACTGGATCAGATTGATTCCGGAGCAACACAGTCGAAGAGAAGCCTGATGGATGTTGCCAAAGGCGCAGGTGCTTTTAAAGTGGTGGATATGGCTGTGAATAAGGTGAAATCTTCCGTGGATGGAGCAATCAAACGATTTGATACCTTAAACCAGTATCCGAAAGTTATGCAGCAGATCGGATTCTCTGCGGAAGATGCACAGAAGTCCATGGATCAGTTATCAACCGGAATTGACGGATTGCCGACTTCATTGAATAACATCGTATCTTCTACGCAGGGAATTGCGGTTCTGACCAGAGATCTGGATGGAGCAACAAAAACATCCATTGCATTAAATGATGCGTTCCTGGCATCTGGTGCAGCTACGGCAGACGCGGAACGAGGTCTGACACAGTATGTGCAGATGCTTTCCAAAGGATCCGTTGATCTTCAGTCATGGAGAACTCTGCAGGAGACGATGGGACCAGCATTATATGATGTGGCAGAGGCATTTGGATATGCCGGTGAATCGGCACAGAATGATCTGTATGCAGCATTACAGAGTGGACAAATTACATTTACCCAGTTCAATAATAAGCTGATTGAATTGGACAGCGGTGTAAATGGCTTTGCAGAACGTGCGAGGACAGCCAGTGCCGGTATTGGAACATCTTTCCAGAATCTGAATACAGCAGTGGTTCGTGGAATGGAGAAAGTGATCCGTTCCGCAGACAACAGTTTGACCGAAGCTGGTCTGCCGAATTTCCAGCAACAGTTGGAGACCACAAAGACGGGTGTGAATACTGCATTTACCGTGGCAAGTGAAGCAGTTGGCAAGTTCGTGAAGATTGCGGCTCCTGGAGTAAAGCTGGTGACCAACAATCTGGATACACTGATTCCTGTACTTGGAACGGCAACGGGCGGTTTTGTGGCATACAAAGCGGCAATCGCTATTGATGACAAGGTTAAGCGATTAAATACCGTCTGGAAAGAGGGAAAAGAACGACTGCAGGCAATGCGGAGTGTTATGGATCTCCAGACAGCAGCTGTGAAATCACAGGAAGCAGCCACAATTGCGGCTACACGTGCACATGAATTAAGCACCAAAGCCAGTGTTGTACAGAAAAAGGCAGAGGAAGCACAGACAGTAGCTAAGACACTTGCGACAAAAGCAGCTAAGGCACAGGAAAAAGCAGATATAGCGCAGGCGAAAGCTAGTGCGGCTTCTTCAACTTCAACGGAACTCAGTGCAGAAGCTGCAAAATTAAAGTCAATAGCGGAATCTACGAATGCGGCAGCAACTAAGGCAAGTGAAGACGCAGAAAGAAAAGCGGCTATTGCGGCACAATACCAGGCGCAGGCAAATAAAGCGGCAGCTATGTCTGTCAATGCAGATACGATTGCACAGGAAGCGAATACAGCAGCTGAGACAGCTGGTGCCAGAGCGGCAGAAGTAAGCAATGTGGCGATTGCTGTAAAAACAGCAGCAGTGGGTGTGCTTTCTGGTGAAATCAGTCTGGCAACGGCAGCACAATTAATCTGGAATGCTGCTATGGAAGCGAATCCAATTGGAGCAGTTGTTGCAGCCATTGCAGTATGTGTGGCTGGCATTGTTGCTCTTGTAAAAATCATCAGCAAGCTGAATAAGAAAATGCAGGATGAAAAGAAGCGCCGGGAAGAGCTAGTAGATGCTATCGATGAACATACCGAAG